AGATTTTATAACGAAATATTCTTTCCATATATGCGAAAGCATAATATTAAAAATATACTTCACTTAGGAGATTATTATGAGCATAGAAAATTTGTCAATTTTAAGGCGCTTAATAATAATCGTAAAGTCTTTCTTGAGCCCATTCGTGAAGCTGGTATTACTATGGATATCATCCCTGGCAATCATGATGTATATTTTAAAAACACTAATCAGCTTTGTTCTCTCAAAGAACTACTAGGACATTTTACTTCTAATATTAATATTGTAATGAAACCAACAGTTTTAAACTATGATGGTTTAAATATAGCACTAGTGCCATGGATCAATAATGATAACTATACTGAATATACTAACTTTGCAAATAATTGTAAAGCAGATATTCTCTGTGCTCATTTAGAATTAAAAGGATTTGATATGATGCCCGGCATTACCAATCCACATGGAATGAATGCAGATATATTTTCAAGATTTGAATCAGTTTATTCTGGACATTTCCATACTAAATCTAGTAAAAGCAATGTACATTACTTAGGAGCTCAAATGGAGTTCACTTGGGCTGATGTAGATGATCCAAAATTCTTTCACGTGTTAGACACGGACACGCGTACGCTCACGCCCGTACGTAACCCTATTACCATATTCAAAAAGTTTGTCTATGATGATGAAAAAATTGATTATAATAATATAGACTTAAAACAATTTGAAAGAAAGTTTATAAAACTTATTGTACTAAATAAAAATAATCTTTATATGTTTGATCGTTTTATAGATCGATTACAAAACATAGAAACCTATGAACTAAAAATAGCTGAAAGCTTTGAGGAGTTTATTGGTGAAAATATAGGTGATGATAAAGTATCTTTAGAAGATACTGCTGAACTTTTAGACTCATACGTCGAAGCAGTAGAAACAGACTTAGACAAAGAACACATAAAAGTAAAACTAAGAGAGCTATATACTGAAGCTCAAAATCTTGAGGTAGTATGATCCAATTTAAATCATGTAAGTGGAAAAATTTCCTTTCCACAGGTAACGAATTTATAGAAATCCAATTAGATAAAACACCCACAACGTTAATCATAGGCTCAAATGGCTCAGGCAAATCAACGCTATTAGACGCTCTTTCTTTTGGTCTTTTTGGAAAATCCCATAGAGATATAAAGAAAGATCAATTAATAAATTCAGTTAATAAAAAACGTTGTGTAGTCGAAGTGGAATTCGAAATAGGAGGTTCTCATTTTAAAATCCATAGAGGCATTAGGCCGGGTAAGTTTGAAATATATCAAAACAACAATCTTATCAATCAATCATCAAATGCAAGAGATTATCAAAAATTTCTTGAACAGAATATACTTAAACTCAATCATAAATCCTTTCATCAGATTGTCGTCCTTGGAAGTTCTTCTTTTATTCCTTTTATGCAGTTACCTGCTTGGTCACGTCGTCAAGTCATTGAAGATCTTCTTGACATAAACATCTTTTCTAAGATGAATCAATTACTAAAAGAGCGCAATGCAAATATAAGAGATCAATTGTCAGATATAAATCATAAACTTGACCTTGTTAGTACTAAAACACAATCACAATTAAAATATATAAAAGATTTAAGAGGCATTAATAAAGATCAGATAAATCAAAAAAGAAATTCTATATTAGAGCATAAAAAAGAAATTAAAAATTTATTTAATGATTCTAAAAAATTAGGAAAAAATTTAACAGCTTCTGTAGCATCAGAAGAAAAATCATATTCTAAACAATTAGATCAAGTATCAAATATAAAATCTCATGATATGCAATTGAATAGTAAGATTAAAGATTTAGTAATAGAGTCTAGATTTTATGAAGATAATGATAATTGTCCAACATGTGATCAAGAAATTACAGAAGAGAAAAAGTCTTCTAAAATTAAATCTATAAAGTTAAGCGCAAAAACAATACAAGAAGAAAAAGATGATTTACAAAGAAAATTATCTGCATTCTCGAGAATAACGACATCTATATCAGAAGGCTTAGGGCTTTTAAGAGAAAGACAAAACAAAATCAATTCTAATAATGATTCAATATCAATATTGCAAAAAGAGATTGACAAAGTTCAGAAACAAATTGATCAATTGTCTAATCAAAAAGGAGATATCAATATTGCTTCACAAGAGTTAAATGAGTTAAGAGAGAGTAAAGCTAAAACTCTAGAAAGCAAAATAAAATACGTTGAAGAAAGAACCTATAATGAAGTGATAGGAGAAATGCTAAAAGATACTGGAATTAAAACTAAAGTTGTCAAACAATATCTTCCAGTGATGAATAGATTAATTAATCAATATTTACAAACATTAGATTTTTTTGTAGCATTCCATTTAGACGAAAATTTTAATGAGACAATTAGATCACGCCATAGAGATACATTTAATTATGCTTCATTCTCTGAAGGCGAAAAGCAGAGAATCGATCTTTCATTATTGTTTACTTGGAGACAAATAGCTAAGATGAAAAATTCTGCAGCTACAAATTTATTAATTCTAGATGAGACATTTGATTCTAGTTTAGATACAGATGGCATTGAAAGCTTAACTAAAATTCTGAGTACTCTTGACGATGATTCGAACGTTTTTATCATATCTCATAAAGGAGATGTTTTGGAAAACAAATTTAGGTCTAAAATAGAATTCTACAAGGATAGAAACTTTTCGAAGATAAAATAGTTACAATTTGTTACATTTATAAGTAATTGAATTCACAACAAATGAAAAATAATTTCAATTTTATTGAAAATAAACCTTTACAATTGGCCAAAAGTGTGATACAATATATATATTAGATAATAAAAATATAGGAGTTATATGTCACACCCATCAAATGAAGCCATCGCCAGCCAAGCTGAGACAGAGGCAATAGAATACGTACTCAATTTAGACCTAGCCGGTCGTGGTATTAGTAATCATATCATCGATAAAATGATTGATAAAAAACAAGCAGAAATTTATGAAGATCTCATAAACAGACCAGGACCACACGGATAAATGAATTATAATAATCCAACTTTAGCTAGACTTCTTGCAAAAGAAAACATTAGCGTACAACATGGCAATTATAAAACTGCGTGGTTTGATATTAAAAATCGAACTTTAGGTCTTCCAATGTGGAAAGACAAAGGCAAGGACGTTTATGACCTCCTTGTTGGACATGAAGTTGGCCATGCATTATATACACCCTTCGAAGGCTGGCACGATAGTCCAGAAAAACTTGAAGGATGCCCACGATCATATATCAATGTTATTGAAGATGCACGTATCGAACGTTTAGTTCGAAATATCTATCCAGGTCTGGTCGGACCATTTTCAAGAGGATATAAAGTCTTAGTAGAAGATGGATTCTTTGGAGATCTAGATGACGTTGATTATGTAAAAGTTAAACTTATTGATAAAATAAATCTTCAATGTAAGCTTGATAGTAATATTAAAGTACCATTTAATGAAGAAGAACTTTCTTTTTATGCTCGAGCATTATCCACTGATTCGTTTGAAGAAGTGGTCCAACTATGTAGAGACATATTAGAATACACAAAAGAAAATCAACCTGAATTGTTAGAACCACCACAACTTGATCTAGAAGAAGGTATTGATATGCCTATAATAGACGAGGAAGGCGATGAAGAGCCTCCTATGGGTCATGATGATATGGAACTACCAGAGGAACAAGAACAAGAAGCTGAGGCTTCAACCAATTCTGATTCTGAGGATGAGGACGAATCTGACGATTGCAAAGAGACCAATAATACTAGCTCAGAAAGCAACGATGATGACACCTCTTCTTCGGATGATGAACTTAAAACAAATTCAAAACCAGAATTTAATGAAGAAGATAGCTCAGTTACAGATAATATGTTTAGAGAAGCTGAAAGGGGACTTTTAGATTTAGAAAGAAATGGTGCACAAAAACTTTTAACTAGAGCTCCAGGTAAAAAACTATTAGAAACTATTATAACTCCATTCAATCAATTAATGAAAGAACGAGAATGGATGATGAATGATAATGATTTTAATCCTAAAGAAAATAAAATTCTTGAAGGATTTGATGAATATATGATAGGAGTTAAAAAAGCAAGTACTTTCGCAGTAAAAGAATTTGAATTACATAAAGCAGCATACCAATGGCAAAGAGCACAAACTGCTAAAACTGGTAGCTTAGATATGAATAAAGTTCATTCATACAAATTCAATGAAGATATATTTAAAAGAGTTACACGCTTAGCCGATTCTAAAAATCATGGAATGATTATGATGATTGATTACTCTGGATCAATGGGTAGAACCATAGGAACAGTAATTGATCAATTAATGCATCTTATAACATTTTGTAAAATGGTAAATATTCCATTTGATGTATATGCATTCACTACTTATGGTAATCAAGAGCTACCAACTGAGATTACTCCAGATAAAAAAATAAAGTATACAGATGGAGAGATTGATTTTGAAAATACTTCAATGCCATTATTAATTTCTTCTTCTTTGAAAAAGTCTCAATATCGTGAAGCATTAGAACATTTATATATGAAAAAGCAATGTTGCGATAATAATGGTAGACGCTGGGATGATGAAAATTATCATGTTGGCTGGAACGAATATAGTTTTATGTCTCCTGCAGAAAATTGGGGATCTACTCCGCTTAATCATGCTCTCATAGCAGGACATTATCTAGTTAAAGAATTTAGAACAAAACATGGAATTGACAAAATGAATCTAATAGTATTATCAGACGGTGATTCTAATAGATTAGGCGTAGTTTCAGATCATAATTTAGATGCGATAAAAATTTCTAATAGCGGTGAATATTATGGTTCTTGTAAAATAATCATTGATGGTAAAGCAATAGATTTGACTGATCGCGGTCGTAGAGCAACTAGGGATCTTGCAGCCAATATCTCTAAAAGATATGGTGTAAAAACCTTAGGCTTTTTTGTTTCTGATGCTAATGATGATTGGAGAAGTAAGCTTTGGGAAATTAACATGGAACGTAGTGATTCTAAAAGTTTACATTCTAGGTATGATACAGGTCTTTGGTCTAAAGCCAATAAAGAATATAGAAAAAACAAATGCGTAGTTATGCAAAATACGCTTGGATATGACGAATTGTATTTAGTAAAAGGTGGATCTAAATTTTCAACCGAAGAAGAAGATTTCGAAGTTTCAGAAGAAGCTTCCAACGCTCAAATTCGAAACGCGTTTAAAAAGTTTTCGAAGAACAAAAAACTTAATAAGGTTTTAATGACAACATTAGGAAAAGCAGTAGCATGAAATTAATTTCAATGTTATTGAAAATAAACCTTTACAATGTTGCCAAACTGTGATATAATATACTTATATATTAAAAAATGAAATGATAAGGAGTCATTAATACATTATGAAAAACTTGAAACCCTCAACCCAAATTATCTTGAAAGAGCTCGTATCGGCCCATCCGGACCAAAACGAATTCCGAAAAGGTACAATAGAAAAATTAGCCAAATCTCTTGGCTACACTGGAAAAGATTATCGTGATCTTATTTCAGCTGACAAACGTATTAGACGTGGAACATTCGATCTTGCAGAGCTAGTAGCTCCTTTAAGAGCCATCGAATCTCCAGTCGAAACTGCAATCGCTAGAATGGCGCCTCAATCAATTGTTAATAAAGATAAAACTTTTGCTAACATTGATCCAACTTTTGTTCCATGGGGATCTTATTCAGACATTTTAAAAGTCGTAAAATCTGAAATGTTTTATCCAGTATATATTTCTGGAATGTCAGGTAACGGAAAAACTTTCATGGTCGAACAAGCATGTGCTAAACTTAATCGTGAATTTATTAGAGTCCAGGTCAATCCTGAAACTGATGAAGATGATTTGCTTGGTGGATTTAGATTAGTTGATGGTGAAACAGTTTTTGCCAAAGGTCCTGTACTTAAAGCAATGGAAAATGGAGCAATCCTTCTTCTTGATGAAATTGATAGAGCCACAAATAAAATTATGTGCTTACAAGGTATTCTTGAAGGCAAACCAGTACTTGTTAAAAAGACTGGTGAAGTCATCGTACCAGCACCAGGCTTTAATGTTATAGCTACAGCTAATACCAAAGGTAAAGGTTCAGAAGATGGTCGATATACGGCTGCTTCTATTATTGATGAAGCATTCCTTGAAAGGTTTACTATTTCAATTGATCAAAAATTTGCCACCCCATCAACTGAAACAAAGATTGTTAATAACCATTTCAATAAATTTGGTGTTGATCCAGTTGAAGACAAAATACAAGATTTTACACAAAATCTAATTGCTTGGGCAGATATAATTCGTAAAACTTTTTATGATGATGGAGTTGACGAAATAATTTCAACTCGTAGGCTTTGCCACATTGCACAAACATATTCAATCTTTACAAATAGAATGAAAGCAATTGAACTTTGCATAGCAAGATTTGATGAAGATACTAAAGAAGCTTTCTTAGATCTTTATACTAAAGTAGATTCAGGAATTCAATTTGATGAAACTGGTAAGGAAATTAGTGAAGAGGAAAGCGATGTCGAATAAAGTTAAAATTATCAATTATAAATTTAATGAAGGTGGACTCTGTGAAGAGCTTATCGCATATATAAATTCTACATATGACGAACATTATTCAGAAAATAAATTCCAAGCAACAGAATTCATTATGGACGGCGGTCATGGTGAAGGCTTTTGCTTAGGTAATATCCTAAAATATGCTCAGCGATACGGCAAAAAAGATGGATATAACAGAAAAGATCTGTTAAAAGTATTGCATTATGCTATTATGGCACTTTATGTACATGATGAAGAACGAGGAAACAAAGATGAAACTTTCAGAACATACAATTGAAGTATTAAAAAACTTCGCTGGGATTAATCCTAATATAGTGATTACTCCAGGACAAAAACTAAAAACTATTTCAGAAGCAAAAAATATACTAGCTTCTGCAGAAATAAATGAAGATTTTCCTTCAGAATTTGGGATTTACGATTTAAACGAGTTTTTATCAGTTATTAATTTAGTAGGCGGTAAACCTAATCTAGATTTTGAAAATGAATACGTATATATACAACAAGATGATAAAGATCCATATTTTGGTTCTGTAAAATATTTTTTCGCAGAAAAAGATATTCTTACAACACCTCAAAAAGATATTACAATGCCAGATCCTGAATTTTCAATTGCAGTATCTGAAGAATCATTGAATAGAATAAGAAAAGCTGCAGCCGTTCTTGGACATAGCGAATTAGCTATATCAGGAGAACAAGGATGTATTAATGCCACTATTTTAGATGACAAAGATGCAACAGCAAATATATTTAAACTTGAGCTTGCAGCTAATAACGATTGTACAAATTCCTTTAATTTTGTTATAAATATATCAAACTTAAAGTTTTTACCCGGCGATTATCATTTATCGATATCATCTAAATTGATATCACATTGGCAAAATACTGCAGTTCCTGTAGAATATTTTGTAGCATTGGAAAAAACAAGCGAATTTCATGTATAAATATACATGTAAAAAGAATTCTCATTATCATTTATTGGTTATGAGGATATTATATAAGATGCCAATTATGGGTCTTATCAATAATAGTCTACTATGCATAGGAGAAAATTATGACTGAAGCAGTAGAAACACAGGAAGCGCCTCAGCTTTCACTTCAAGACATCGCAACTAGCGTACAGATCGTTGATATCTGTTCTAGACGTGGTGCTTTCGAAGGTACTGAACTTGAAGCTGTTGGAGGCCTAAGGTCTCGATTAGTTGCTTTTATAGAAGCTAATCGTGAACAAGGCGCACCAGCACCAGACGGTGAAGTTCCTGCGATTGAAGCAGAAGCTGTCGGCTCTGATTCTGACGAATCTGACGATTCCTAAAGCTTAACGGTGGGGTAGCTCCCCACCTACATTATTATAGGTTATATTATGGACAAGAATGAAACATCAGAGCTTATTGCCGCTCTTCAAAAAGGCACAGTAACTGTAACATTCCAAAAGGTTAACTCTGAAGAAATTAGAGTAATGCCTTGCACACTAAATAAAAAAGTACTAGAAGCAAATAAAATTAGTCCTACCATCGGTAGTGTTAGTTCTGATTCTAGTCAAATTCCTGTATGGTCTTTAGATAAGAACGCGTGGAGGTCCTTTATAGCGGACACAGTTCTAGGTTGGGAGGTACTTGGTGAGTAATAATGAATTTCTCTGGGTTGAGAAATATCGACCAAACACTATCAATGATTGTGTGCTTCCAAGTAATATTAAAAAAACCTTCAAGCAAATAGTTGAAGGTGGTGAATTACACAATATGCTTCTTACAGGTACACCTGGACTTGGCAAAACTACAGTAGCAAAAGCTTTATGTAAAGAATTAAATGCCGATTATTTATTAATCAATGGATCAGAAGATTCAGGCATCGACGTATTGCGCACAAAGATCAAGAAATTTGCAAGTAGTGTTTCCCTACAAGGTGGCTACAAAGTAGTCATTCTCGATGAAGCAGATTACCTGAATCCACAATCTACGCAACCAGCGTTAAGAGGATTCATTGAAGAATTTAGTAGTAATTGTAGGTTTATTTTAACTTGCAATTATAAAAATCGTATTATTCAAGCTATACATTCTAGAACAACAGTAATAGAATTCAATATTCCTAAAAAAGAACAACAAAGATTAGCTTCGGTTATGATGGCTAGACTTATGTCAATTCTTGGTGAAGAGAATATTCAATGGGAAACAGAAGTTTTAGCTGAATTAGTTATGAAACATATGCCAGATTGGCGTAGAGTTATTAACGAATTACAACGATATAGTACAGGTGGAAATATCGACAGCGGTATTTTAGTACAATTAAGTGATTTAGCCATTAATGATTTAATGGTATACCTTAAGGAAAAAGATTTTAAAAATATGAGAAAATGGGTAGTTGAGAACTTAGATACAGATCCAATAGCGCTTTATAGAAAGATTTATGATAGTATAGGCGAATATGTATTACCTCAATCAATACCACATATAGTTCTCATATTAGCAGATTATCAGTATAAAGATAGTTTTGTAGCAGATCATGAATTGAATTTAGTAGCATGCTTAACTGAAATTATGATGGAGATTAAATTTAAATGAATCCATTCGAATTTGTAAAAGCTATAAATTATTCTAAAAAAGATATTATGATTGACGATTTAGTAGAAAAAGAGTATAACCCTTTTATAATCAATAGGGCGCTATCTTATTTTTCAGATACAATAATGTACGCTAATGAAATGAACAAAAACCATCACATAGATGGTCGCCTTCAGTTTGATTTTTTTATAAATATTATTAAGAAACGAAAAAGGTTTTCACCATGGTTAAAAGCCACAGAAATTGAAGATCTTAACGTTATTAAAGAATATTATGGGTATAGCAATGAAAAAGCTAAATCTGTTTTATCATTATTAAATAATAAACAAATTGAAAATTTGAAGCATAGGATTTATAAAGGTGGAAGAACAAAAACAAGTCACTGATTGGACTCCAGCGTCGATGCTGGAAATCACACTCAAAGAACCAGATGACTTCCTTAAAGTAAGAGAAACATTAACACGTATTGGAGTAGCGTCTCGCAAAGAGAACAAACTATTTCAATCTTGTCACATCTTACATAAACAAGGACGTTATTTTATAGTACATTTTAAAGAATTATTTCTATTAGACGGGAAACCCTCGAACCTATTAGAAAATGATATCCAAAGACGTAATACAATTACTACGTTATTGGATGATTGGGGATTAGTTTCTATAATTAACCCTGATCAAGCTAAGGACATAGCACCACTACGTCAGATTAAGGTAATACCTTTTAAAGACAAAGCAGTATGGGAATTATGTCCTAAATACAATATAGGCAATAGTATTCCAAAAGAAGACTCAAAGTCTATATAAATATAATATGAGAGATGCTGCATAGGGCGGGTCTCCATTAACCTTGCTAAACAGGAGGAAAGATGATGACTAGAAATCTAAGTTTAACGTATCCACGTTCAATGTTTGTAGGATTCGAACCGTTATTCAACGAGTTAGAAAGACTTACAACTATTACTCCAGGTCAAGACAACTATCCACCTCACAACGTAGTTAAAATCGACGACGAACATTTCAATATTGAAATGGCAGTTGCTGGTTTTGGTAAAAACGATGTTGAGGTAGAATTAAAGGATGGTACACTAACTATTAGTGGCGAAAGATCTGAAGATGAACGCGAGTATGCGTACAAAGGTATATCATCACGCAAATTCTCTAAAAGCTTTAGGCTTGCAGAGTATGTTGTTGCAGATGGTGCTGATCTAGTGGATGGTGTTCTTGTAGTTAATCTACGAGTAGACATTCCAGAAGAAAAGCGTCCTCAAAAGATCAAAATAGGATCTTAATATATTAGGATTTGGAATTGTAAGCTCTAGTGATGCGTTCGGTTAGAAACGGTGCACAGATGCCGGAACCCGAGAGGAGTAGGTTAGTTTCCTACCAATTCCATTTTCCTTTAATGAAAATAAACCTTTACATTTGAAAGGAAGTGTGATATAATATATACATTATGAAGTTTTATACAAACGTATGTCGTTATGGCCAGATGATACTTTACCGTGGATATGATAACGGTAAAAAAGTATCTCGTAAAATTAAATATAAACCTACCCTTTTTGTAAGCTCTAACAAAGGAAGCTGGAAAGCACTTGATGGTACTACTGTCGAACCTCTTCAGTTCGAAGGTATGAGAGAAGCAAAAGAATGGGTTCAACAAAATCAGTTTGTTGCAGGTCGACACATCTATGGTAACATTCGATACCTTTCAACATTTATAAATGATTACTTTCCTGGCACGATTGAATTTGATCGTAGCCTAATTAATGTTACTACAATTGATATTGAAGTAGCATCAGACGATGGATTCCCACATCCAGAAGACG